GTCACCGCCCTGCCTGGCGTCCTGGCTGGAAGCAGCTGCCTCCAGCGCAGCTGGGATCTGTTCGGTATCGAATTCCTCTGTGGCTGCTAACCCACCGATCGCGTCTGGAAACGTCGTGCGCGCCAGTTCGGCAGAGGCGCGCGCGATCAGCATGGCGCGTGGGTAGCGACGCCAGTTCGGGCGTCCATCCATGCCAGCGCGTTTGGCGTCGTCAATCGTCCAGGTCACACGGCTGATCTGGTCGCTGCCTCGACGGCGCCCAGCCATCGTCGCTTTCGTGGTCGAGGCATCTTCCAGCCAGATTTCGTGCCCAGCTGCCAGCACCAGCGCGCGCTGCGTCTCAGCTGCCAGCGTCGGGCGCCCTTCGATCACAGAGACGTGCGCCAGCGATTGCATCGGGCCAAGCCCGACCTCTGCGCCGTACAGCAGCGCTGCTGTGATCGCCGCTGGGTTATTGCGAAGCGCTGACGGCACGAAGTCTGTACCGCCGATGCGCTGTGCGATCTCTGCAGGGTCCAGCAGCCAGTCAGCATCCCAGCGACGGGCAGCCACGTTCACGTTCGATGCTGGCACCAGCGACATGGTCGTGTTCATTTCGCCTCCGGCGGCGACAGCGCGTCGCCAATCAGGAATTTTCCTGTGTCCATGAAATACGCCACCTGCTGCACATAAAGGAATGTCCGAAACGTCAGGTCGTCTGTCTGCACAGGCAACAGCCGATAGCCATCTGCCTTCAGTTCGATGGCACCTGCCTGGTCGATCGCAGGCATGGGCATTTCCTCGCCACGGGCGTTCAGATATGTCTCTGCGTAGCGATACGCCGACAGCTGTAGTGCCGCCTCTGGATAGACGCCCTTTAGCCCCGTCTTGTAATCCAGCAGCCAGGTACGTCCATCAGCGAGGCGCGCGACCAGATCCAGCGTGCCTGCGTAGCGATGGCGCCTGTTTATGACCATCGCTTCAGCCAGCATCACCTGTGGGCGCCAGTCATGGTCGAACTGCAGCCAGGCGTCGACGTGCCCCGTGAACGCCTCTGGCACGTCTAATTCCTCGCCTGTCGTCATGTGTGCGACCAGCGCGTGAACCAGCGTGCCTCGTTCGGCTGCGTCGCTGGCCACATTGCGATGCGCAAACGCCAGCGCCTTATGCCGTTCAGACGGCGACATTTCTAGCAGCTCGTCCCAGTGGTCGATCGCAAAGTCAGCCGACATGCGTGGCGCCCAATTGATTAGCGCTGGTTTCGGCACGCCTTTGCCGATCAGCGTCGTGATGCCGTCCTGTTTGCGATCGTCGACGTAATAGACGTGACCAGATCCGTGGTTCACGCGACGTGTCGGCGGCGCCTTTACGCCCATAGCGATTCCTGCACGTCGACAGCCTCGACCAGCGGCGGTTCGTATTCGGCGCCATCCAACGCCAGCTGCTGCAGTCTGTGTTCGATCAGATGGCAATAGGCGGGGTTCAGTTCAATGCCGACGCAGGCGCGCGTATGCCGACGTGCCACCAGCGCCGTCGTGCCGGACCCGATGAACGGATCTAGGACGACGCCTGGACGCCAGCTGTCGTGGTCACAGTCAGACCAGCCGTCGGGCTGGCCACAGTCGAGGCAGACGCGCTGGGGACAGCTGGCCAAGAGGCAGCGCCGCACCAGTTCGGTCGGATAGGTGGCGAAATGCGCGTGGGCGTAGGGCTGCGCGCTGATCGACCAGACGCTGCGCACGTTCCTGGTGGCCGATGGATTGCCGGTGCGACTGTCGACGCCAGCGCGCTGCCTGGCTGCGATGGAATCTGCGTGCCAGCTGACACGGTCGTCTGCGTCGTCTGGGATGCGACCACGCAGCAGCCCCAGGTCTGTACCGCTGATCGCACGTTCGGCGACCGCCGCCTGGTCGAACCAGTAGCGCGGCTGTTTGGCCAGCAGGAAAACGTATTCGTGTGACTTCGTCGGACGATCGGCGACCGATTCTGGAATCGGGTTCGGCTTCGCCCAGATCGTGTCGCTACGCAGCAGCCAGCCGTCACGCTGCAGGGCGAAGGCGACACGCCAGGGAATCCCGACCAGGTTTTTCGCAGGCAGCCCAGAGGCGCTGCGTGCGCCTCGACGCTGGCGCTGGGCGTCGTCTGTGTATTTCGACGTCGGCGGCGTCGTGGGATTCGGATCGGTCACGCGTTGGCCGATGCGGTCGAGATCGTTTCGACCAGGCGTGGCGCCGCTGTAGCTGTCACCCAGGTTCAGCCAGACGCTGCCGTGCGGTGCCAGCACGCGCCAGACCTCACGAAAGACGTCGACCAGACGGCTGACGTATTCCTCTGGCGTCGCCTCCAGCCCCAGCTGTGCATCGACGCGCCTGGCGCCGCACGTCGGGCAGACGCTGTGCCATTGCCTGCCGTCTGTCCCTTCTGGCGCGGTCGTCTGTGCACGGACCTGGTGAGGATTGGCGCGCGTCGCCTCTAGCGAATAGTCGAAACGTGTCGTGCGCTTCGCCGCTGCGTGGTCGCAGTCAGCGCCGCCACCTGACCAGCCACCTGTGCCGTAGTCGCGCAGACCCCAGTAAGGCGGCGACGTGATGCAGCAGTCGATCGAATCGCTGGCGATCTCGCCATCCAGAACGTCGACGACGTCGCCCTGCCAGAGGACGAAGTCAGAATCCTGCAGCCAGCGCATCGTCATAGCTGAAGCTCGTGGATCGTCGGCAGTTCGACCATCGGCTGCAGATCGCTGATTGGCAGATTGAACGCCCATCGCCCGTCGCCACCCAGATCGGACCAGTAGCGCTTCTGCTGTGCGACGTGGGCGAACGTCCAGCCCCTGATCGCCAGCTGCGGCGGCGTGCCTGTGACCAGCACGAACGGCGCGTCTTCTGGGTCTGGTGCGTGGATCGTCAGATGGCCAGAGACGTAAGGCGTCCAGCGAACGTGGTACGGCCCGACGTCGCCGTCATAGTCGAGGGCTGGCCGGTCGCACCAGAATAGGTCGAGGGATTTGGCGACGAACAGTTCGGCCGCTGCGCCACAGATCGAAATGCCCCAGTCATTGACCGGCGCTGGCTTCAGCCCGTGGCCAGGTGAGTAGTTGCCACGCATCGCACGCAGCTGGCGTTCGCAGCCGACAGCGGCAGCCATGCGCAATTCCTCAAGGGCCATCAGCACGCGTGCGACCCCCCAGACCACGGGCTGCGCTGCCAGCCTCCGCGCGACAGACGCAGCATCGTCGAGACGGCATAGACAGGATCGACCAGCAGCCGATCTACGTTCACCCAGGGATGCGACGACGCATGGATCTGCGCCAGCCCGTAGTCGTGCGTGCGACTGACGGCGCCTGGATTGAATCCAGATTCACGATCGACGACGCATAACGCCCAGCGCCTGGCGTCGCCGACGAAGGCGCGCGCGATCAGTTCCTGCGCCAGCCGACGCATGTATGGCGTGGCGCAGCCGTGACAGCGACCACGAACGCCGCCTGTCGTGACGACCAGTTCAGCCTGACGTTCCAGCGTCGTCTGCGACATGCGGTCGACACGGTCAGCGCCTCGACCACACGGCGCAAAGATCAGCGCAGCGACGAAGACGGCCACGGTCAGTTTCATTCGTCGCCACCTGCCTGCACGCGTTCTGCCTCAGCCAAGACATGCGCGCATTCGGGAAACGCCATGCAGCAGCGCACGCAGCTGATGATCGAATCTGCGATCGGCCGAATGCTGGGGTCAGCGCGTGTCAGCGTCTCGACATGCGCTGCGACCAGTAGGCGGTCCTGCATCGTTAGGGGACGAGGGGTCACGTCAGCGCCTTTCGTGGGATCGGTCGCAACAGCAGACCGTCGACCAGACGCCGTCCGTACAGATGCTGATCGCAGTAGTGCCACGCCACCCGATGCGTGCGATGTGGCCAGCCCTGCTGGCGCTGGGTTCGCATCAGCGCTGCTACAGCTCGTCGATGACACTGCGGTCGACGGCACAGCCGATGGTCATCCGGCGCCAGCACGATCCAGTCTCTGTCCGTCTCTGGCACCCAGACGTACTGGTCGACGATCTCGTCCGGCATGTCGGGCGTCACACCTGCGCCATCCGCAGTTCGCGCGCGCGGCTGTTGGACGTCGAGGCACGTTCACGCAGCAGCCCACATAGCTGCCGGACCTCGCTGGCAGCTGACTCGTCAGCGTGAAAATCGAAAACCTCTTCGACCTGCGCCAGCGACGCCAGGGCGTCATTGAATCGCTGGGCGTCTGCCTCCAGCGCCAGCGCCGTGGCGTCACGCCAGGCGTCGGCTGGGTGCGGCAGCTGCACCAGTTCGGTACTGGTCATTCGTCGTCTGCCTCCGTCGATGCCTCCGGCTGCGCCTGCGCCTGCGCCTGACGAGGACGTCGACCGCGACGCTTCACCTGGCGACCCTTGGCTGCCATGTCGGCGACCTCGCTGGCGTCGACGTCCAACAGCACGCTGGTCGAAGGATCGTTGGCGTGGGCGATCGTGACTGTTGCCGGGGTCTGGATCTCCTGCCCCGTCAGATCGCTTACCAGCACGGTTTTGTGTGCCATGTGTCAGACCTCCTCTGGTCTGTCGTTTGTCTGGGTTAGGGTCCCGGCGCGTGCAGACCTGATGCCAGCGACGCCGTGTCGCCGCCTGTCTGGCGCAGACCTCCAGCCGTATTGCCGGTTTACGCGCCTATCTGAACAGTTGTGCGCGTTTATAGGTAATATGTGCCCAGCGCGCAGACAGCGCGTGAATCCCACCGCAAGGGAGGCACCATGTTTCAAGTTCAGGTCTGGGACGATCTGACTGGCAGCTGGCTGGAGGTCGACACGACAGACACGCTGGCCGATGCCAGGCGTCTGATCGGCGACGGCTGGCCGCGACGCGTCCAGGTTCAGGGTCGCGCGCGCATCATCGAAACCCGCTGCGTCGACGTCTACATCGACGGCGCCCTGGTCGCAGCCAGCGACCGTGGCGTGTGGGACGCGATCTAGATGGCGACGCACGACGTACAGCTGGCCACCGCGCTGCGTGACGCGTGGGAGGGCTACGCCGCCGCCGGTGATGATGGCGACGAGGCGCTGATTGGCGCCGAAAACGCGCTGTTCGCACGTCTCGACGTGCCGCTGAATCAGACCGAACAGGGTCCGACGCGCGAGGCGCTGGAAACCATCTATGCGTTCTGCCAGCAGCAGATCGGCTGGCGCCCAGGGGAGGCGATCTAGATGGCGCCGACAGCTTCTGGCAGGCGCACGCGCCGGACGCCTGGCGTCGATTACCAGCGTTACAGCCGTCTGGGGAAGAGGAACGCAGACCAGCTGCGTACCCTCGACGCGCAGTCGGAACGAAACGCAGAGATCGCCGCCGACAGCGGCGTCGAACTGATCGACAGCTACGTCGACGAAGGCAAATCGGGTGGCAGTAACGATCGTGAGGGGCTGCAGGCGGCGCTGGCCAGGATCGAATCTGGCGAGGCGCGCGCGCTGATCGTGGCGCGTCTGTCGCGTCTTGGCCGATCCGTCGTCGGCATTCAGGAGGTCGTCAAACGCGTGACCGATGCTGGTGGCTACATCGTGTTTGGCGACATTGGCAGGATCGACGGCACGTCGCACATGGGGAAGATGATGGTTTCGGTTCTGGGCGCCTTCGCCGAACTGGAACTGGACCTGGCGCGTGAACACTCGTTGGACAGCCGAACCAACGCCATCGCCAGCGGCATTCCGATCATGGGACGTGTGCCGTTTGGCTACCTGCGCCCCAGTCGGAAACTGGAGGTCGACCCGATCAAAGGGCCAGCCGTCACGGAGGCATACGCCATGCGCGCCAGCGGTGCCACCTGGACGGCGATCTCTACCTACATCAAAGAGGCGACCGGCGTCCATCAGCCACCGAACGCGCTGCGTCGCATGCTGTCGAATCCCACCTATCTGGGTCAGGTTCGGTCGGGCAGCGACCTCGTCTGCCACGACGCGCACACCGCGCTGGTCGACCAGGCTACGTTCGACGCTGTCCAGGCGGCGCCACAGCTGCGGCCGTACCGCAAACACGAATCGCTGCTGGCTGGTCTGATGACATGCGCCAGCTGTGGCCAGCGTATGACGTTCCACATGCTGAAGATGAAGAATGGCCAGCCGTACCCGACCTACTACTGCCAGCGCCATTCCTCGCATGGCGTCTGTCCGGCGCCAGTCACGATCAGCGCGCGTGCCGCTGACGAGGCTGTCACTGACTCGTTCCGCGCGTGGTCGAGGCAGCAGCCCAGCGCTGTCGGCGATCCTGCCGACGTCGTGGAACTGGCAGAGGCAGAAGATGCTGTCGCTGCCGCAGAAGGCGAACTGACGGCGTGGGTCTCCAGCCCGATCAGCAGCGCGCTGGACGAAGCCGTCTATGTCGCCGCCACTGCCGACAGGCAGAACGCAGTCGACGCCGCACGCGATCGGCTGCGGCAGCTGCGCGCTGCCAAGCGTGTCACCCAGCTGGCAGTCGACGCTGACGCCATGTGGGACGATCTGACGAACAGCCAGCGCCGCACGTTCATTGCCTCGGCTGTCGACAGGATCACTGTTCATCCGACGACGCGCCGTGGTCCGTCGAAGTTTGACGATCGCGCGACGATCGCGTGGCGGAAGGCGTAGCGCCTCCCACGACGACGCCGCCTGCGCCCCGCTTCTGAAGCCTGAAGCGGTGGCGTGGGTGGCGCTGTCGTGCGATCTCCAGCAGCGCGCGCTGGTATGGCGTCGGCTGCTGGCTAGTCACGCTTCGCCCTCGCCCACGCGGCGTTCAGTTCGTCGGCGCTGGGTGCGCCGCTGCGACGCGCTGTCAGGCTGATGATCCGCACCAGGCGTTCTGGCGAGGGTAGGCGCCTGGCGTCTCCAGCCTCCCACGCGACGACTGTGCGTGTCGAGACGCCTAGCGACCTGCCGAACGCCGCCTGCGTCTGGCCAAGCGCTGCGCGTGCACGCAGCATCAGTTCGGCGAACGATTCGTGGTCATCGGCCATGCGCGACAGCTTCGGTCATAGACCCCGCCCTTACAAGTCAGGCAACCCCGACGCCGCCATCGGGTCCGTCCGGTACGACTCGCACGCTACGCCCAGCAGATGCCGCATGCCAACACGAAAACCTGCAGTTTGCGCCTTTCGGTGCAGGCGCGGTTCACCCATCGTTCACCAGTCGTTCGTGTTTCGTTCCTATTGCACCCGTCACGGAATGTGGCACGATGCGATCGTCCAAGCCACGACAGGAGGCCTCGCCATGTCGGACCGCAATGGTTCTGAGTCACTGACAGCGCTGGCTGCAGAGGTCGATCATGACCTGCGGGAACTGCAGACGCCGCTGCAGATGCGTCTGGTCATGATCGACGATCGGCTGGCTGCCATCGCCGACGAACGCGAACAGCTGGAGACGCTGCGCCGACGCGTCACCGCCACGCTGCTGCGTATCGACCCCTCGACGCCAGCGCCTGGCAAGCCTGGTCGAAAGCCCAGGGGGACGAACAGCAGCGGCGGTTATCGCCCTGGGGCTGCCGCTGCATCGGTCGACTTCCATCAGAAGAAACAGGCAAAGAAGATCGACACACTGCGCAGGTGGCTGATCGATCACAAAGACGTCGACCCGATCCTGGTCGACCACATCACTGCGTCTGGTTTGCATCGGCTGGTAACGGACGAGGCGCCCGAACTGGGTATCGGCGCGATCACCTGTCGACAGGCGCTGGACGTACTGCGCGACTCTGGCGACCTGGTCGTCACAGGCAGTGGCACCGCTGGCGCGCTGAACTATGGGCTGACGATCCTTCAGGGTCGAGTGAAAGCATGAGTCGCCTGTCTATGTATGACGTGCGCGACATTGACTTGATGATGCGGCTGGCGAGGGAGGGCGCCAGCGGTATTTCTGCGCAGCTGATGGCAGAGGCGCTAGGTATCGACGATGCCAATGGCATCAGGTCCGTCGGCATTCGGTTCGCCTGGATGCGCAAATATGGAATGGTCGCCTACGACGAGAAGGAACACACATGGTCGCTGTCGGCTGGTGGCGATCGTGTCGTCGAATCGAAACTGCGCGCGGCTGCCACGAAGACGATCGCAGCCGTGCCCGACGAATCGCTGGTCGAAGTAATGGCGCACGTCACATCGCGCTACAGGCTGGGCGATCCAATGATGGCGCAGATGCTGCGTCGTGAATTCCTGTTCGGAACGCAGAGGCGATGACAGCATCGCCGACGATCACACCTAGCATGGCGCAGATGCTGCAGCGCGTGGCAGCAGCCAAAGCCGATCTGCTGACAGCGCGCGACGAGCTGTTGGACGAGATCCGCGCCGCGCGTGCCGCCGGTCTGTCGCTGCGTCAAATCGGCACAGCTGCGCATATGTCGCACGAAGAGGTCCGGCGCATCACGCTGGCAAGGCGATGACGTTGCGCTGGTTCGTGCTGGCCATGTCGCTGGTATCGCTGGCGTCGGCGCTGTTCGTCTTCTGGGTGAATCTGCGCACAAGTCGAATGCTGCGTGATGCGCTGCGACGTGAACGCCTCTTGTGGTCTGCGCTGCAGACGATTGCTACGACCAGTCGTCTGACCGCAGCTGGCGTCGAGGCGCTGCAAAACGTCTGGGCTGAATACCAACGACAGGGAAGGGAGATCTAATGGACGTCGTCACCTATTGGCTGGCTGGGAACGTCGCCGTCGCTGTGCTGGTTACAGCCGTGGCATGGGTCGTGATCCAGAAACGACGATGACGCTGCTGGCTGTCTCCAGCTGCTGGTCGTGTGGTCGCCGGTTTTGCTTCGACCCTGATCGTGTGCCGTCGATTCCGATCGATCCAGAGACTGGCCGAACGTCTGACATGGGTGGCGACCCTGCGCGCTGCGTGCGCCAGCCTGTCTGCGCCACCTGCGTCGAGATCGCCAATGAAAACAGGCGCGCCGCTGGGCGTCCGCTGATTCACGTTCTGCCTGGCGCCTACCCATGACCGAACGAACCTGGCAGATGACGAGGCTGGCGCCAGGCGACTATCTGCTGCCGTCGAACGATGCGTCGCGTCTCTGGCGCATCCATCGCTACTGGGAAAACGGCAGCGCCTTCTGGGGATCGATCGATACGCCAGAGGCAGAACGGCGCTACCTGCGTGGCTGGTTCTGGACAGCGTCCTATTACGTCGGCGGCGAACCCTGGCAGGAAACGGTCGCCGCTGCGCTACAGGCAGAAGACGACGACGTCAGCGTGCGAGATCGCTACTGGCACGAATGGGGGACCAGCTATCGCACGCGTCAGGCAGCGATCGACGACGCGCTGGCACGACCATGACCCAGCTGGACGATGACGCGCGCCTGGATGCGCTGCAGCTGTTCGCAAAGGCGCTGGCGAAGCGCTACGGCGGTCGTCTCGTCATCAGCGCTGACGAACTGCGGGGCGCCGCTGGAGATCCACGAACCATGCGCGTGATCGTGCGCCCTGGTGAACACATCGTCGTCTGGCTGATTCCTACTGACGACGACGACCATTGACGTAGCGCTGCCATTCCTCTAGACGCGCCACGCGTTCCCGCAGGTCGACGAGGCGTCTGGCCAAGTAGAGAACCAACACGATCAGCAGCCCGAATACTGATCCGAAAAACGACCACGTCTCAGCAGACATGCGCCGCCAGCTGGTCGCCGATCAGCGGGGCGCCGTGTGTGTAGTCAGTGTGATGCTGCAGCTGCTGCCCGACTCCCCAGATCTGTTCGACGTTTACAGCGACGTGAACGTGCGGACCGCCGCCGACCGTATTGGCGCAGACGTGCGCGATCGTTTGCCCCGTCTTTAGTTTCATGCCGACAGGTGGCGCAATGTCCAGATGGCCGAACCAGTAGCGCAGCCCTGACGCGCCGTCTGCATAGAACGCATCGCCTGGCGTCGACGAAGAGTCGCGCGTCACTGTCAGCGCCTCTGGGGCGATGATCGTTGTCCCCTGTGTGAAGGCGTCGTCGAACGCTGGGTATAGCGCGATGCCAGACGTGGCGTGCGTCAGATCGTGCTGCAGCACGCTGGCGCCGCCATTGAACACAGGTCCCAGACTCGACCAGCCAGCCTTCGTGGCAGCCTCTTCGACGACGAGCTGCAGGCAGACGCTGTCCAGCGCTGGTTCGCCTGCGTGTGGCAGTTCAGCTGGGATGATGGCAGCGCGTATGCGGTCGTACCTGCCTTCTGCATAGCCATTTTTCCCAGCGTCCCATTCGTCTAGCGCCGCCTCTAGTTTTCGGTTGTAGATCGCGTCCCAGAGGTCTGGCTGCCACGGCAGATGCCCCATGCGCGCCATCGCGCGTTTCAGCGCCAGCGCTGTAGGTCCCTTGTGCTGTCCGTTCCCTTCGACCGAATAGGGACCTGTGTAGGGAAACGCTGACGTCGAGATCGTCACGTCAGTTTCAGCTGCAGCGTAATCTCGTCGCCGTCGACCGTCGCTGTGCCAGTCACGTCGTATGTGTCGGGCGTGGGGTCTGGTGGATCTGGTGGCGCCTCGACTGTCCAGTCGATCGAACCGCTGCCCCACAGCATCGCGCCTGCGGGATCGTGCAAAGTCACGCCGCCATTGTCGGACGTCGGCGGCAGATGCAGCGTGGTCGAGGCTTTGCCTTCAGCCCAGGCGACACGTTCCAGTTCGACATTGTCAGCGAAAAATCGCGCCTGCCTGCAGGCTGGATCGTCGCTGGTCACTGTCCAGACATGCCCGTCGACGATGACGTCGCCTGTCTTGACCGACGAGGCGTAGCTGTATGTCTGCGGTGGCTGTGGCGGCGCCGATCCCGCCAGCCAGGCGATGGCGTCTGTTACCAGCGTGGCGCCCGTGAACCTGCGTGGCAGCGTGTGGTCGATCGTGTCGTTTCGATTCGTCGACGACGCGCCGTCGAGATAGAAACCACATTCCAGGTACAGGCGGTCGTTATGCAGAGGCGGATTCGCCTGCGGGATCGACTGCGCTGTGCAGACGTTCTGTAGGCGCAGCTGCGGCGCTGTCGGCGGCGTCGACCCATGCCACCAGGCGAAGACTTCGACCAGCCCGTCTTTCGCCTCGCTGAACCTGCAGCGATGGACGACGTCTAGCCAGGCGTCTGGCTTTAGGTCGATCACCTTGTCTTCTGGGTGCCATTCGGTCCAGCCTGTCTGTGACAGCGGACCTGTGCAGCAGCGATTTGCCAGCACGCGATTTGGGCGAATCAGCAGCGCGTGAGGCGCCAGCGCGGCAGGGCCGCTGTAGTTGTAGAACGCTGCCGTGTTGTGCAGTTCCCAGACCAGCCCGGTGCGTGGGAATCCACCATCGTTCAAATGCGACGGCAGCCGAATAGCAAAGGCGTGGGCGTAGTCGAGTGTCGGCGATGGCGGCGCTGGATCGGTGCCAGACGTATCGGCCATCAGCAGTCGTACCGTGTTGCCATAGCTGGTCGAACTGCCAGGTTTGATCTGGACGCGTGCGACCTTGCTAACGGCTGGATGGTCTGAAGCGATCAGCGTCACGCTGCTGACGCCGCCGATCTCCTGCACCAGCGGCGCGATGGCGCCATCTGGGTTCGCGGTCAGATCGCGCGGCTGTCCCTGCGTCGAGACGCGACCGTCGATCGCTGGTTCGTCGTCGCGCGCAGCTGGCGAATACTTGACGCCCGACGCCTGTTTACGCAGTTTCATGTCGTCCCCTCCTGTCTTATGCGTAGCGCCAGATTTGTGGCGGCGCGCAGAGGTCTGGTGCCGCTGGTGCACTAGTTCTCATCGCAGCGGCAGCGACCGCAGATCGCGTGCCACCCAGGCTGTAGCCATTTGTGCTGTAGCCCGTCGACGTGATCGGACCAGGCGTGAATTCAGCCAGCAGCGTGCCTGCGCTGCCGGTGTAGTCCAACAGCGCGTCGAGGTCCGAATCCATCGCCGTCCAGATGCGAGGCTGGCCAGCGCCTGTCACGTTATTGCCGCCGAACACGATTGACTGCGCGACCGTTTCGCCTAGCGCGCCAAGCGTGACCGAACCACCAGACGTTTCGGCGCCGTTCCTGGTGCCGTGGAATAGCACGCCCTGTGGCTGAAATCCGATCGACCTGCTGCCTGACGCAGTTGGCCAGGCGTAGTTCGACACGTTGAAATTTCCGCCGACGTCGTTTAGCAGCAGATATCCAACGGTGTACGTTTGCCCACGCGGAATATCCTGGGACAGAGTGAATGATCCTGAATTGAACGAGACTAGCTGCGCGCGACCGGCGCCTGATTCGATCAGCGTGTTATTCGGCGCGGTCTGAAATCCCCAGGAGTTATATGGCACAAACAGCAGCGAGGCGCGATCTGTGCCTGGTCCCGACGTGAAGCCGATAGAGAAAATGCCATCGGTGGCGCCCCCATTGCGAAACGTCGAGTAGCAGATCAGCAGCGTGGGATGCGCAGGGTTCAGCGTCACGCCACTGACGGTCACGTTGCCCGTCGACGGCATCAGGAAACTGCCGCTGGTCGCCTTCAGTGTGCTGCCTGCCAGCGCCATGTAATGGACGCGACCTGACCAGCTGCCGCTGGTGCCCATCGCCATACCGCAGCGATCCCAGCTACTAACGAAGAGGTCTAGGCCAGAACTGGTTATGTCGCCTGATCGTCCAGTAACGATTAGCCTATTTGTGGCAGTTCGCCTCGACGCGTTATTGCCTGTCGCAAAAAACGGGATAGGAAAATCAGCGACGGCTGCGCATGATTGCGCGAATGGCGATCGGCCCGCTGTGCCGAACACGATTTCACCATTTGGCGACTGGAAATTAGGCGAATCGTTGTAGTAACCCTCTGCTGTCTGCTGCACGGTCCATGCCATTACTGCGTCGGGCAGCCACGGGGTAGGAAGGCGCGCTGGCCAGCCAGGCGCGACGTCGACATAGCCACAGAAGATCGCTATGCGAACTCCAGCGCGACCATCAGCCCTTTGGCGCCCGTGCCTGCGACGTCGACGTCGATAGCGATCCTGTCGCCCTTCGCCACTGTGGCGTTCGCTGCGTTTATGACTGGAGGCGTCGCAGCTGTGTAGCTGGTGAATTCTGAGGCGTCGATCGTGATCCTGGTCGTCAGCATGTCGTGCGCCTGCGTCACATTCCTGATCTGCACAGTCGGAAGGCCTGAACTAGAAACGGTCGTCACGGCAGCAGCTACAGCAGTCAGCGCCGTGGCGTCCAAATCCTCTGGAACGAACATGATTAGGGCGCCGTCGCCAGTAGCCAAAATCGCCGTGTCTGGAAACACTTTTAGTTCAAACTTGCCCCCGCCTGATTCCAGATCGGGGATGGGATCTGTGCCGCCTGGTCTGTGCCTGTTGCCGTGGTTGCGATATGGAATCGGCAGACCAGGCATCAGCCGTCGCCGTCGAAGATCCCTTCTGTGTCGACAATCGCTGGCGAGACGTTCAGCGTCAGTTCGACCATGTCGAAGTCTGGGTCGAGAGGCGTAATCGTCATGTCCCGCCCCTCTATGTAGTAGTTCGTGTCCTGAATGCCCGTGCCGCCTGGATAACCCACGCTGACGTTCAGCTGATCGGAGATCGACGCGCCTGTCAGCAGACCCCACGTCGCTGCAGCTCGTGGATCTGTCGGACGTACAGACTTGAACGTCACGCGTTCGATCCTGGTCAGCGCCTCGCTGTAGTACGTCGTCCAAAACGTGGCGATCTTCAGCGTGTCGTCGAGACCCGTATCGGACGCAGCTGGCGCGCCATTCGCCTGGTGCCCGTCATTGATTAGGTCTGTGTCCGATCGTGAATAGATCGGACCGCCTGCGCTGACGTCGACCGTCTGCCCAGGTATGTCGACGTCGGCTGTGAATTCTGGGTAACAGGTGGCGCGATTGATCCTGCGCGACCTCGACCTGGCGTAGGCGAATTCCCGAATTTGGGCACGCGTCGAGTCAGCCTGAACGGCTGGGCCGTCGCCAGCTTTCCAGCGCGTGAAATCCCACGACCCACCAGCGTCGGCTGCGACGCCAAAGGGATCTAGCCTCGCCTGCCTGCCATGAAAAACCACGCGCCCCAGCGAATCGACGTACAGCGCAGCTAGACCAGGGAATTCAGCATCGGCTGCCTCGCGCAGCGCAGATAGGAACGTGTCGCCTGTGTCGTATTTCGATTCCAAGACCTTGACGTTTCCGCTGAAGACGACACGCATGGCCAGCGACGCTGTCGGGATTCGCGCGTCTGTCAGTAGCGCATTGATCCTGTCGTCGACGTTGGCGTCTTCGTAAAAGATCAGCCCGACGTCAGAATCCGGCGGTGGCGTGTCGCCGTCGCCGCCTCCCAAACCATCCAGCGGCGCCATTTCGGCGGTGCCCAGGTAGTCGAAAATGTCGACGCATTCAATTTGGACGTTCGCCAGAATCGGTTTGCCGTCTGGCCCGATCACAGGTTCGATGACGTACTGCAGATCATCGATCGTGCCTCGCCACTGCGGCACCCATTCCAGATCTACTGGATTCCACAGCGCTACTGCGATCGGTCGACTGTCCAGCTGGCCGAAATACGGGCTGCCGACGTTATTTGGGTCGAAGTCGCCTGTGCGGTCGTGGATAGCAATCGTGGCGCTGCCCGTCTCTGTCTCGTCGAATTCGGTCTGGCGCCCGTCGTGGATCTCTATCTGCGCCACACGAACCACGTCGTCGATCACTGTCCAGGCGACGTCGTCGTTAGGCGTCAGTTCATCGTCGGCAAAGCCGATCGACACGCGACCAGCGAGGGCTATCGGTGTCCGCCTCGACGACGAGGCGGATTGCGCCGTGCGCGCGTCTGCTGCTGTCGAGTGACGACAGCTTCGACCTGCTTACCGCCGACGAAGACTTGAACCAGCGTGTCGCCTCCAGCGACGACGGCGCCAGCTGGCAGCGCACGACCCTGCCTGGTCACTGTCGGCGGTGGCGTCACAGTCAGATGCGCCAGCTTGGCTTTCGCCTCACGGATCTGGTCTGGCGACAGACCCAGCCCAGACAGGATTCGATCTGTGTCGACGACGCGTGCGCGCGTCTGATGGCCAGACTGGTGATCGCGCAGCTGCCGATCTATGTCAGACAGCATCTGCTGGATCGCCTGGCGCACATTGCCGCTGACGTTGTCGACGCCTGCCGACAGCACGTTGGCGATCTGGCGAAAGACAGACTGCGTTTTCGTCGTGTCGAGGAACGTACCTGACACTAGGTTTTCGATCGTGCCCAGTTCCTTCTGCAGCCGTGGCACGGTCGGAATCAGTTTGTCGCCTGTCGGACCCAACCCCAGCTGTCTGAACTGCGCAGCGTCAGCCTGCTGCTGCCTCTTCTGGCGCAGCTTCTGCTGATTGTCGAACAGCTGCTGTTCGAGCTGCAGTTTCCGATTGACGTCCTTTTCGGCTTCGATGCGCTTGGCCAGTTCGGCATTGATCGTGGCCAGCGCTGCGACGTCGTCCTTCAGCCCCGCTGTCGCCTCTGCCTTCGTCAGCCTGAAGCCGAGGCGGTCTAGAAAGGCGTCCTGAATGTCCTGTCGTGCCGCCTGAACGGCGCGGCTGTTTTCCAGAATCTGCTGTTCCAGGTTCAGCCGTCGCGTCGCGTCTTTCGTTTTGTCGAGGCGCTGCTGTAGCAGACTGCCGATGCGCGTCAGCGCTGCGACCTGTCCCTGTAGCGATGGCACGTCCTGCACACGATCGCGCTGGCGACCGATCATCGCGTCGAAAACCTTATTGCGCTGTTCGACCAGCTTCGTCGTGATCTTTCGTGTGTCGGCGCCAAAGATTCCACTTTGGCCGATGAACACGCCAGGTGGAATCGCCACCTGATACTGCTTTCTAATCCGTTCGATCTCTTTCATGAACGGTGTCTGGTTTGCACCAGGCGCAGGCGGACCCAGACGTGCAGCGCCGAACTTATCCCGAATCTTCTGGATCTCTTTGGCGAATGCCTTACTGCCAGCATCGCCGACCTTATCGCCACTGCCCTGGATAATGTCGATTATCGACTGGACGGCCTCCGGCCCGATAAACAGGGATTTCTCGAAAATGTCGCCTAGCGTCGTCCCCTCTTTTTGGCCAGGGACCTTGACCGTCGTAAAGGGAATTTTGATAACGGGAATTCTGACGGCTGCCAGCTTCTCTAGGACATTGAGTAGGTGTAGGGCGTCGTCGGCTGCCTCTGTCAGCGGCTTAGATAGCGCGCCACCCAGTTTGATTTTCAGCGTGTCGACTGTGGCGCTGAATCGGCGCCAGCGGTTCAGGTCGTCTTCCTTGACGGCACCGAAAGCCGTCTCTAGCGATCCCGCGCTGTGCGACATGCGATCGAAGATCCCAGCCGTGGTCTGCGCCTGGTTGCCGATCAGCGAGAAGACGCCGCGCAGCGCGCGAATTTCACGGAAGGCGCCAGCCATTGCGACTTCGTTACCGCCGAACGCTGTTTTCAGCGTCTGTAGCGTGGCCAGCAGCCCGCGTTCGCGCAGTTCCTTGCGCAGCGCAGCGCTGGATAGCCCGACTGATCGGAACGCCTTTTCGGAGGCTGGCGAGACTTTGACCAGCGCGCTGAAAACCTGCTGCAGCTGAATCGCCGACGTCTCTGCATCTGTGCCCAGCCTCGTCATCGCTGCCAGCGCTGCGCCGACGTCCTCAAAACTGACGCCCAGCTGTGATGCAAAGGCGGTGACGTTGCCGATGACGCCAGCGAAATCGGCCGCCTCGCCTTTACCCTCACGAACGGTGGCGACCAGAACGTCTGTCGCGCGCGTGGCGTCGACGACTGCCGGACCGTAGGCGTTCATCGCTGACGTAATGGCGTCGGCGACCACCTGCGTCTGTCCCAGCCCTGCTGCAGATGCCTCTGCGGACACCTTCAGCACGTCCATTGCGTGGGCTGCATCGATGCCCGACGACGTGATGAAAAACAGCGCTTCTGCCAGTTCCTGCGGACCGCGCCCGACGCTGCGCGACAGGTTCAGGACCTCGTCAGAAAACTGGTTGACGCTGTCCTGCGCGACTCCCGACAGCCCGACGATGCGCTGCATGGCGTCGCCGTAGTGCGCCGATGCATTCAGACTGGCCAGCCCGAATGCCGACAGCGACCCGACGCCACCAGCCAGCGCCACGGTCGAGGCTTTGACGCCCTGGTTTATGCCGATCAGGCTGGTGCCAAAGGCTTTGGCGCCTTTCGCCGATCGGCCGAATGCACGTTCCAGCGACGAGCTGTCGCCGATGATCTCGACGATGAGTTTTCTGTTAGCCACCGCGACCCCAGACGGACGCCATGTGATCCAGCAGCAGACCGAATTCGGCCGTCACGCCGCCGACGCCAGAATCCAGCGCTGGCTGCATCGCCCTGTCCATCAGCAGCGGCGCCAGGTTCGGGCGTTTCTTTGTGCCTCGCTTGCTACCTCGCTTCTGCGGTGCGACGTAGACCAGCCTGCGCGTGATGCCAACGCGCATACCTGCCCAGTCGTCGCCTGGATGGACATTGCGGACCTCGTCGCCTGCCAGGCGTTCTGCGTCTCGCCTGACTGGTTCGGCGATCTTTCGCAGGCTGGCGTGATAGTCACGCTGATACGTCGCGTCGGCGAGGGCGAACGCCCGATTCAGTTCACGCAGACCACGCACACGCAGCGCGCGACTAGCTGCCATCAGCTGAATAGCGCATTGAATATGTCTAGGGCTGCCAGCAGATCAGCAGGCCTCATCGAACCGGCTGTGGCGCGTGTGTACCCCGTGACGTGTGAGACGCGGGCGTCGACGTAGTCAGCTGGTCGTCGTCCTGTTCGGCCGAATTCGTCTCTGAAGCGTTCCCAGAAATCGCGTTCGGTGAGTCTGACGAGACGTTCTCTGACGAGGCGATTTCGTTCGATGATGGCGTCGCGCCGTTCGTCGGCGCCTCGGACGGGGGGTCTGCATCGTCTCCCCGTGTCATCAGCGCCGTCAGGGCGCCCATTGCGTTTGCCTTACCAGCCAGCGCCGCTGCGAACGCCTCGTCGACGTCTGGATGCGCACGTCTATAGGCGATCGTCGCCAGCGCCTTCAGCGTCGAGGCGCGTATCAAGCGTTTGGCGACCTCGCCGACATTGGCATCGTCTGGATCGATGACGAAATCTTCGATGCCCCAGCCACTGGCCAGGTACAACAGCTCGGCTTCGTCCAGGTCGAGTGAATCCAGCGTCGGAAATGGATAGACGACGCCGCCGATCTGGAATCCAGCGTCGGATTCGGCCATGCGACCTCCTGTCTAGTCTAGGTCCCGGCGCCCGACTGGATACCGTCCTCGTCTGCAGGCTTTGCCGTGAACGCCATCGTCGAGACTGACCCACGCGTGTCAGTCGGGCTGAACGTGTTGATTGTGCAGTTTCCAAAAAACGTGGTCGCAGCGCTATTCACCAGCCCATTCGGCTGCCAGAGAATTTCGACGACCGTTTTATTCGCGTGCAGCGGCGCGACTAGTGCGATGAACTCTTCAGACATGAACGCTGTGCCAGTGAAGCCCTGCTGCGTGTTGCCAGGCAGCGTCTCGTCGGTACCGGTGACACTGAAGCCGGATGCATCGACCTCCGTGTGTTCGGACGTGAACCCGAACTCATTGAATGAGTTAGAAACGTCCGTGCCGTCGATCTCGATTCGATCGTGCAGCGCGACAATCTTCGTATACGACATGCCGATCTACCCTCCCTCTACTGTGGTCAGGCGTACACCGCCTGCGGTGGTTGCGCGCGCGCGTAGTGCGCACGCATGGCGCGCAGGGATTGCGCAGGGAAGAGGTCTGCCAGCGCGGCGAATGGGTCGTCCCACGACCGTTCAGCCCTGTGCTGGGCAATCATCGAATAGCTGTTCAGCTGCTGCGCGCCAGATTTCCAGTCGACGATCTGCCGTGGATCGATGGCGACGTGCCGAACTCGCATTCGATCGCCGTGCTGCGTGCGTAGGTTCGTCAAAATCGACGTATCGCAGGCGCGCTGTCTGTCTTCGTCGCCTGGTCTAAACGTCAGCGCCTCCAGCAGCTGGCGAGGGTAGATCCGAATGCCGCAGCCACCTGTGTACGCCAGATGACGTGCGACCATTTCCCGGCCGTCTTCTCTGACGAATGCGATGTGCTGAAACCCGACGACCGTGCGCTGGTCAGGCAACGAAAGCAGGATGCGATGGTCGATCCAGTCGTCAGATCCACACGGCACGACGTAATCCGCAGCTCGTTCTGGGTCCCAGCCGTCGGGCAGCTGCCAGCTGTCTGGACGCAGCCCAGGACGCACGCGCCGCAGTAGGCGAAGATCGCCTCTGTAGATCGCGCGCGATTCGGCGCCACGGTCCAGGCTGGCTGCGAAGACGACGCCTGGCTGGTGGCCACGATAGGCCCGAACGCCTGCGACCAGATATTCGCCGTGCGTGGCGTCGCGTCGTCGAGGCGGCAGCGGTCGATCGCACGCCAGCTGAATGCCGTCGTTGTAGCGCCGACTCAGGTAGGCGTTATCGCGTTCGACGCTGCCGAATCCCAGTAGGCGACGGTCGAGGCGATGACGCAGCGCGCGCAGATCGTCTGCGTCGGCAACCACGACAGCCGTGGCGTCCACGCCGTCTGCCGTCAGCGCATCACAGGTCTGGCGCAGCTGACGGAGGCAGATTAGGGCGAGCGGTAGCCTCCCGTGAACGGGCACGACGAACCACAGAGACGGCATCTAGGCGGCGACCGCCTGTGGGAACGCCTGCGACCACCAGTCTGGATGCCAGAGAATGTGCAGCTGGCCGATCAGCGAAGGGAAACGCTCGCAGACCTCGTCGAACGGCTGTGACCAGCGACCGCCCGAATCAGACAGGTAATCGCTGCGCGTGATCCAGTTCGGGTCGTAGTCGAAACCGAATTTGGCGCGCGACACAGGCTTCAGCTGGACGCGTCCGCCGATCAGACGATCTGGTGCGCCCCAGTCTGGTCGAGGCGATTCGCTGAAGATCTCGTCATTTACAAACGTGTGTGTGTAACAGGCAGCGTCGCCATGCGCGACCACGCCCCGCACGGCATAGCCATAGCTGCGCAGTTCCTCGACCGCCTCGTCTAGCAGGTCCAGCGGATCGCCGCCCGTCTCTAGCGCCTGCGTAATCGCGTTCAGGTGGAAACCGATTTCGTGACCCTGTTCGCTGATCGCTGCCAGCGAATCGCGCAGCAGAACTTTGTCTGTCCAGTAGGGCGCCGTATGCAGCACGAAATATGTGGCGCGGTAGCCTCTGTCGCCTTCCCAGGCAGCGAGGCTGACAGCTGGTTCGATGAAATTGTCGACGTCGTGACGCAGACCGATTACGCCTGTGTCGTCGTCGCCGTCGATGATTTCGGCCATAGAGACGACGCGCGCTGCGCGTTCCAGCAGGCACAGTTCCAGTTCGGCCAGGTCTGCCATGTCGAACGGCGCCCTGTCTTTCATGCGACTACCTGGCGCAGCGACCGCGCCTGTTCTGTGACCGCCCGTTTTAGATCGCGCTGCCAGGGCTGGTTACACAGACGACTGGGATGCTGTGCGACGTCCATCTGGATATCGAATGACAGCCAAACATGACGGAAGGATTCATACAGCGCGCCGACAGCGAAATCGGCTTCGTAGTCCCACGCTTCGTCCAGCGGGTAATAGCGTGCCCAGCGCAGCATCGCGTCGAGGGCTGCGCGCCTGTCGACGATCGCACCGCCGCAGACCAGCGGCAGATCGTCGTAACCATCTGGATCGTCGCCGTGGCCCCAGTTGGCCAGACATGGTTCGCCGTCGTAGTCGTCGACCAGCGCATACTGCGTCTGAGGCGGCACCAGCACGTCGTCGTCTTGGAAATAGACGAGATCGGTAGCTGCCTCCAGCATTGCGAAGTATCGACCGGCCGTTTTGCGGTCTGGGCGTTCGCTGTTATCCCAGACGATCACGCTGTCGAAGATCAGCAAATCCCGAATGCGCCAGATCATTTCGGGCTGATCGCCGCGCGTGACCAGGCAGGCGGTGACGTCGTCTGGATTCAGCACGGACGCAGCACCAGCCAGTGAACGTCGGGCGATCGGAAAAACAGCGACCCACGCCAGCCGTCTGGCGCACGCCAGCGCATCGTCGTCGTGACAGTGGCTGTGACGAGGCTGGCTGCCAATGCGCACCAGAGGTCGAGTGACGCCATGCTGCGCTGTTCGGCATCGCCAGTGAACGTGTCGACGCTGACGCAATCCCAGACCACGCCAGCAGCTCGGCTTTCCTCTGCGAACGTCCAGGCGTCGTCGTGATGAAACGACCAGTCGCGTGGGTACAGCGTCGCCATCTGCATCAGCGCGCTGTGATTGACGTCGACGCAGTCGACCGTCATGTCTGCGCGCGCCATGTGGATCGCGTCGTTTACGCCACTGAATGCAGCAGCGAAGAGACAGAGGCCCGTGCCTCGCCTCTTCAGGCTGTGCGCTGGGTACGGTCGCGCCTGCATTGAGACTGCATCCAGAGGCGGCGCCAGCACAGTCACGGCAGCCAGGCGACCTCCGCAGCTGCGAAGCCGAGGCGTTCTTTGAAAAAACGCAGCCCGTCTGTGCCTGAGTCGTGGCGGTTGTAGACCATCACGCCTGGCGTGTGCCACGTCTCTGCCTCCAGCACGCCATCGAACAGCAGAAACATGATGCCGTCCGCCAGATCGCTGGCGTGCCCCAGAATCGAACTGACTAGCGCCAGATCGCCTGCCCTGTATAGCCACAGGTAGGCGCGTAAGCGATCGCCACGCAGGACGCCATACGTTCTGACGCTGTGACGCGCGCAGGCGTAGGCGGGCAGCGGGGCGTCGCTGGGACGACGTCGATAGCTGGCTGTCATCGGGCGCCCTTGCCGATGAGTCGCAGACGTATTGATCGCCCATATGTCGTCTGTGTAGAGACTGCGATTGATCGGCTGGAATCGGTAGCCAAATCGCCTCGCGCGCGCTGCACGCTTTCGCGCGCTGCGATGGTCTGCGCGCCAGTCGTCGATCGCTTCTGGGATCTGCAGCACGCTGCAGTGTTCGTATCCCTGGCGCAGCTGATCTAGCAGACCACTGGCAATGTCCCGGCACAGCAGCGATCGTCTGCAGCCGACCTCCAGACTGATCGGTGTCTGCGTCGCCGTCGTCATGACTGGATCGCCAATACGGTCACGCGCCAGGTGTAGCCCCACAGCGACCCTTCGCCGCTGGGGTCTGGGTACTGGAACGGACCCAGCGGCGGTTCGACCAGGATCGACGAGGCAATGCCTCCCAGCGTGGGTTCGTCGAACAGCGGACGCGCGATGCACAGATCGTCTGTGTCGTCTAGGAACGCCACCAGCAGATCCTGTCCAGCGTCGCCATCGGCCGTCGAGACGCGCGCGCGCAGCGTGACGACATAGCCACCGTCAATGTCGCCGAATGCCGCGCTGTTTGGGTCGCGTGTCGTCTCGCCTGGCCACATATCGATGCATGGCGGCGTGGGATTGAACCAGGCGCGCGGCACGACCTGCACAGGCACGTCGAGATCGTCGTATGCGTCAGACAGCTGCTGTGCGATCTGGTCGAGGATTTCACGCAGAACGCCTATGCGACGCCCCATTGCGTCTTCAGCGGCGCGAGCTTCAGCGCGTGCCGTTCCCAGGAGTCACGCCCCAGATGCGTCGGCAGTTCGCCGCCCAGACCGATTACACCGAATGGCGCCTCCTGCTGGCGCCAATGTTCGACGGCACGTTCCAGGTTCACTTCAGTAGCCAGCGACAGCTGCCAGCCAGCCAGGTCGTCGTCGTCGTCGGCGCGATCCATTTCGGCATTGATCTCGCCAGCGGCTGCCAGCAGTACGCGTTCCATTGCGACGGTCTGATCGTCCGTAGGCGTGCGGATTTTCAGAATGCGCGCCAGTTCGTCGACGGTCGCATAGGGCGTCGAATCGCTGGCCAGATTCTGCACCGGCACCGTCGGCTGTTCTGAGGCAGCGACGCCATCGATGAACGTCAGCTGATACCACAGCCCGATCGTGTCGCTGGCCAGGCTGGTCGTGAAATTGCGCACCGCAGGGTCGCTGGGATCTACGTCGACCGGCGCCAGCGTGAACGTGTCGATTTGCGTCCAGGGACCTGTCGCCGTCTCGCCTTCGTCCAGCCTGACTGTTGCCCAGGGGACGTCGTCATAACGCGCGATCGGCCGATAGTTTTCAAACGAGATCACCTGCGTCATTCGATCGCCCCCGTCAGCTGTTCGGCTTTGCGTCCCTGGTGCGCTGGCGCGATTCGGCCACGATGGTCAGAGGCGATCTGCGCCACGATCATTCCCGCGATACGTCCCTCGAGGTCGTCAGCGATCTGCCCAGGCTGGCCGATCACGAATCGATGGATGCCGTTCGTCTGGACGCCAAACAGCAGGTCGAGACGGATAGCTGCCGACGACGGCACGCCGCCGATCGTCTGGACGTCGAACAGCAGCGCCGTAGTCGTCGAGGCGGCGACGATCTTCCCACCGCGCGTCTGGACGCCAAACAGCAGCGCTGTCGTCGTCGACCCGTATTTGCCTGCGCGACCTGCGCTGGCGACAGCCCAGGTCAGCGCTGTGGTCGACGATCCATGCCTGGTAACACCAGCCGTCGACGTGACACCGAACGTCAGCGCCATGGTCGACGATCCCAGTTCCATCGCCGTCGAGGCAGTCAGAACATTGAAGATCACGACCCAGGCGGATTCGCCAAAGCCAGACACGCGCGCCGTCGTATTGACGTCGAACGTCAGCGCCATGGTCGTCGAGCTGCTGCGCGTGCGCACGCCAGCGCTGGAGACGCCAAAGACGATCGCCGTCGTGCTGGCAGACCGCTTCGTCGCATAGCCAGCCGTGGCGATACCCAGCGTCAGCGCTGTGGTAGACGACCCTAGGCGTTTGCGGACGCCAGCTGTCTGAACGCCAAACGTGAACGCAGCCGTGGCCGATCCTGTGACGCTGCTGAACGTGACGTCTGGCTGCTGAAACCACGTCCATGCCTCCAGATCGGCACCAGCCATCAGCCATTCGGGCGTCGGGCTGGGATTGACGATGCCGTTAGCCACTATGCTGTCGCCGTGCCTCGCCAGCGCCGCCGTCGTCGTCCATCGATCCTGCTGTCAGCGCCTGCGTGGCTGTGGGTCGTCGCAATGATCCTGGCTGGTCTAGCCATTGCCTGGATCTTTCGGCTGCTGGGTTCGTATCAGGGCTAGGCGATCCCATAAAGCGTGACGCGCGATCCTGCTGCAAAACTGCCTGTAAAGGGCGTTAGCGTTATTTGGGTGATCGCCGACGTACTCGCCCATTGCCCCATGTATGAAGCGACCGTGCCATACGCAGGCGATCCAGCATCGTCCCACGAACCGCATACGCCGTAAATCATCTTTCGATTGGCGCCGGTGTAATGCGGAATATCAAAGACGCCGCCTGCGAAGTTGGCGGCGTTTGTGCTGCCGCCTGCTGACGACCAGATGGGCGCCAGGCGCGACGCGCCGCCACTCTTGCCTGCGCTTGCAGTCGTATTCTGTCCGTATAGCGTTTCTTCGTTGTAATTGGCGCCTGAATCGCCATTGAACGTCATTAGCGCAAAGTCACCTTCCACGGCACCCGTGCTGCGCAGGTACAAATACAGTTTTAGGTGATAGTAAGCCTGGCTAATCGACGTTAGGTCGAAGTTGGACGCTGTCCCTGTCAGCAGCGAGTCATAAAGCCGAACCATCGCGCCAGGCGCGCCAGCCGCACCAGTCGCCCCAGCTGGTATGCGCGTGCGCGTAACGGTCACGAATACACCTGAATGAAAATCACGCCCTGCGATCCTGCGCCGCCTGCGCGATCGGTCGTGTTATTCGACATTGCGCCACCGCCACCAGCGCCGTAGTTCGTCGCGCTGTTGCCATCGGCAGAACCAGCCGCCTGCCCGACGCCGCCACCGCCACCCAGCGGACCAGGCGCGCCAGCGCCAGACCAGCCCACCGTTCCCGATTCACGCTTGGCCATCAGCCCAGGCTGGCCACCCATGTTCAGATCGCCGCCTGTAGCGACGACAGCGCCAGCGCCACCCATGCTGAACACAACACTGGTGCCTGCAGCGCCAACAGATCCGCCACCTGTGCCGCCTTTGGCTGACATTTTCGTGGCCAGCAGCGCGCCAGTGTCGAATTCGGTGACGTTGCCATTCCCGCCTGCGTTATTGCCTGTCGATCCAGGCGCACCAGCAGCGCCGACAGTGACGGCGATCGACTCGCCACCAGAGACGTCGTATTCCTTCACGCACATACCGGCGCCGCCACCGCCTGCGCCGCAGCCCATCTGTGACGATCCGCCATCAGCCGATCCACCAGCGCCGCCGCTGCCGATACAGGTAACGACCAGCTTTCGCGCGTTCGACGGCACGCTGTAATTCGATACGCCCGTGGCTGTGATCTGGTCGAGCTGTAGAAATCTGCCCAGAACAGATGCGCCTCGCTGTGTGCGCGTCGTGCTTATGTGATCTCCTGCCCGTGCGCCTGGAATGACAGCGTCGCCAGCGTGGCATAGCAGCTGATGACGTCAGTCGTCGCTAGCGTGAAGCCGTCTGTCCAGGTGAATGACTCGTTACCTAATATTTCGTGGTCGTAGGCTATGTAATGCGCATTTGCAATAGCTGCGCCAGCTGGGCGAATGGCAAGCCGATACGTCGTCGCCGTGGCCGATCGATTGCAGACCGTAATCGTGGATACGACCGTCTGCGTAGACGCAGGAACTGTGTAAAGCGTGGTCAGCGACGCAGCGCTGGGGTCCGACTGCCCCAGAACCTTGTATGTGTACGTCGGCATTACGCAGCCAGCGGCGCCAGCGTTACGGTCAGCGACCCTGTCGGGATCGTGAACGTGTCGCCTGCGATGACGGCACGCGACGTATCCAGGGCGTCTGACCCCAGGAACGTGCCTGCCGTCGAGGCATCCCAGAACGAGACGTGCGAATACGTCTCTGAGGTCGATACAGACGTCCAGACGAGATCAGCCGACGTCGTGGACAATCCACCAGACGCCGCTGCGAACGTCGCCTGTTTGCGCGTCGTCTCGCCAGCTGCGTTGCCAGCACCAGCGGCGCCAGGATCGCCCGTGTGCAGCTTCACCCAGAACGCCGCTGGGTCTGTGTAGGTGGTACTACGGCAGATCGCGTCCAGGATCGCGTTCGCCTGACTCGATGCCAGTCCAACAGTCATCTAATGTGCCTCCCCAGGGGAGGGGGCGCCGATTGCGGCGGCGCCTCCCTCCCTCGTTAGATCGTTAGCTGGCAGTCGTCAGCATTGCGAACGCACCGGGGTCGACCACGACGGCTTCGAATGCGCCGATGATGCCGACCTCGACGCCGCCGATTGCCGGTTCGACGACGCGCAGTTCGACCGGCGCGCCTGCCGTCTCTGCAACCAACAGCCCTTCGCTGTCGCCGACGACGACGACGCCTGCATCCATGCCGCGCGACACGACCACGTTCAGCGGTCCGACCTGGCTACCGCTGACGTTCGTGAACTGCGTAAAGGCGTTAGACGTCAAACCCAGCAGATAGCCAAAGCGGTCAGGCGCCATGTAGATCGTGTCAGGCGTGCGACCAGAATTGGCGAAAACCTCTGCATAGCCTGCGCCAATCGCCGTCATGAATTCGGCGAACGTAGGCGAACCGCTGATCGTCGACGAGATATTGAACGAGAATGCGCTGTGCTGCATCGCCTGCGCTGCGTCCTGTTCCGTCTTCAGGGCGTAGTTGGCAGCAGCCAGCCTGAACCAGAGGTCGAGGGCGTCAGGCGTCGACCAATTGATCGCCTGCCAGGAAAGATCGCCGCCACCCAGGTACGTCGAGGCGGTCGCCGTTTCCATGTCCACGACCATGCCCGTGTTCCCAGCCTCCGTCTTCTGCGTGTTCTGCACAGCGACGACCGGCCGCTGCGTGATCGACGGATACGTCAGCACGCCACGTTCTAGCGTCGACCTGATCGCCGACGCGACCAGCGGACGCGACGTGTCGATCACCTGGAAGATCTGGGCGATGTGCTGGTCAGGCTGCAGCCCTTCGACGTTCGCCGACAGCGTGTTGGCAGGCGTTCTCTTGATGAGACGCAGCCGATCGCGTGCCGCCTGGATGCCGTCGGGCGTCGAAAACTGGGCTGCGATCTGCGAACAGATCGGCCCTTCGCGCGTGATGATGACGTCACGCGCATAGGCGGACATGGATCGATAGACGATCTCATCGTCGACGACCTCGACGCCATCGACCGATCCTGCCAGCGCGCGGCGAATCGCCTTCGACGTCTCCATCGCCTTCCGTGCCGCCTCGACGTCGATCGACAGCTGCGCGATCTCGTCGTCTAGCGCATGCGCCTTCTCACGATAGGCCTTGATCTGTTCTGCCTGCGACTCTGTCGGCATCTTTTCGTCGGACGCCTCGACAGTCGTAATCACAGTTTCATGCAGCTTCTGCGTCTGGTCCCGTTCGTCCAGCAGCGTCGCCAGGCGCAGTTCTGATGCTGTGGCAGTAGCCATTACGAATCCTCCGTGCTGTCTGAATTGACGACGTCGACGGGTGAGGCATCGGGGGTGTCTGCCGTCTGCGCAGAGGTGTCCGCATCTGCCTGGTGCGTCTGGTATCGCTGCGGTAGTGCAATGCCGAGGCGTCGGCAGCGTTCGATCGCCTCTGGATCTGGCGCGATCGGCAGCAGCTCGTCGTCTAGGACGACGTGTTGCCGAACAGCCAGCACGACTGCGTCTGCGAACGCGGGTTCACGACACAGCGCGATGGCATCTAGGTGGCCTTTGATTCGACGCACGACGCCAGCTGCCGTGCGCAGACTCTTTTTCGGGTACGCCTCCAGCGAGACGCCACCGAATACGCCTTCCTTCGTCAGCATCAGCGCTTTGTCGCCTTCTGGCGTTTCGTGCGCTTTGAACGATCCGTAAAAACCGTCGGCCGCCTCTCGCAGCGCGATGCCGTGCCCGACTACGCCTCTGATGCCTGGTTCGTGTTCGACGTTCATCAGCACGCGGTGCGCCGCGCGTTCCTGGCCTGAGAAGGCGCCAGGCGCCCATTCCTCTTCGTATGGCACGCCGCGCGGCAGACCACCCAGCCCGTCGGCAGCCATGCAGGTTTGACCGTAGGGAACGATGCGCACGTCGATCGTGCGTCCCTCGCCTGCCGTGACGTCGACGGCGAACGTCCTATGCAAAACGCCCCTATCGGGGCGTTCAGTTTCCAGCTGCGTCGTCTCTGGCGCCGTACTCATTTTGCTATCGACTCCCTCCAATCGCTGTCAGCCGTCCTGGCTGCTGTGCTGGCGAGGCTTTGGCGATCTGCGGCTGCGGCGCGTCCTGCTGTGGCGCCAGCTGTGGGTCGTCTTCGGTCGAGTCAGGCAACAGCGGCGCGAATGTGTCTTCAGCGCGAATCGTCACCCATTGACCGCGCGGCAGCATCTGCGCTGACCAGGCGTTGGCAATCCTCGTCGCCGTATTCCGAAGCTCGAAACGCCACCACATTTCGCCTAGCGCGGCAGGGTTCTGGTACGTCAGCCCGCCCTGCAGCGCCATATTCATCAGCACGGACGGCACGCCATATGCCGTGCACAACATGCGCGCGTTCCATTCCTGCGTCTCCAGTAGCGCCAGATCTGCTGGATTGATCGACAGCTGTTCGGGCGTGATCTCAGGCGGCACGACCGGCGGCGCGCCATTGCGCGCGCTGGTCGCTGTCATCCATTGCAGCTGCAGCGCCTCTGCCTGTTCTTTGGAGATCTTTCGTTCCGACTTCAGCCACATTTGGGGGATGCCGCCTTGCGAAACGGTCATCGACTGGTTCCCAGCAGCCAGCAGACCCCACGCCTGTTGCGCATAGGCGCGCAGCGCTGATGTGCCGTGCAGCCCGGTGCCTGGGTTGCGATCGATCTGGATCACGCGCCTGGCGTCCAGCTGCGTGTCATTCAGCTTGTATTGACGGCTGCCGTCCGGCGCCGTAATCGTCAGGCTGGCGGATGGCAGCACGGTCCAAGTGCGTGGGAATCCGTCTGCGTAGGTGTCTGTGACGTAGAGGCAGGCGAAGCCCCAGCCGTAGATCAGTTCGACGATCGCGTGCACGGCATCGCCGATCCCGTTCGGATACCAGTTCGGGTCAGGCGAGGAAACCCAGGCAGGTTCGGTCGGACCGTGGTATTCGACCGGCATCGACGCGATCTGCTGCGCGTTCATCTGCTGGCAGCGATTGGCGACCCAGACCTGTTCGGCCAGCGAGGCTGTGCCCCAGACAGGGACGCCGTTTATGTTCTGGTCCCACCATGCCGGAATGATCGTGTTGTAAAGGGAAATATTCGTTCCCTCTAATGGTTCGACACGCTGGACCTTTTCGCCCAGCAGCCAATTTAGATTCAGCCGAGGCATCAGAAAATCTGGACCTCTCCCAGGTCTGATTCGACCGCAGACCACAGCGCCAATGTGGCTGCGACCAGCGGGGAAATGTTTACGGTCGACTTCGTGCGCGACCAGGCCCAGCGATCGACCAGCGGTCTGGCTTTGGCGCCACGAATTGCGGTCGCTAGTTCCTCTTGGCCGATGTGGCGCAGCGTCTGTTCGCCGACAGCGTCAACGAAGACGCCGCACGCCTGCCCGTATTCGCCAGCGTCCATTCGCCTGACCTTGATTCCTGCCTCGTCAGCCTTACGCGCAATCGCCGCCGACGGTCCGTAGCCATCGCAGACGATCTCGACGACGTCGTGCCGCTGATACAGATCCTGCAGCCGCTGCGTCACCCAGCCTGTGCCGTGGTTCGCATGGATTAGTTCGACGTGCAGCTGGCCACGATCGTTTCGACCACAGGCGACGATCGCCGTGTGCCGGTCAGGCGAGACGTCGAAGGCGAGGCAGACAGGATCGATAACCACGCTGTCTGGGTCCTCCAGCGCTGTCCACGCCTCCAGATCCAGCAGCACGTCGTGTGACGCATCGGTCGCTGGGTAGTCGCCAGCGCCTAGCAGCTCGACGACGAAGCCACGAAACGACATGGCGCGCCGTTCCCATTCCATGTGTTCCAGCGAGACGCGACCACGATCGATCGCAAAATTCACGCTGCGCCAGACGTCCTGATCCAGCGCCGTTTCGTCTGAGACGTCGTCTGGGTGGTCAGCGTCGATCGACCATTCAAAATACGCCAGCGCAGGATCGTCGGCAGCGATGCCACGTTCCCGAACACGCGTCCAGACGACGCCGTGTTCGTGCGTCTCCTGGTCGACGGCGCTGCCTGAGTACCACAGCTGCGGACCGCGCTGCGCCTTCGACGCGCGAATGATCGGCATCGCAGCGCTGTGCTGCGCCTCGCTGATAATCATCGCCTCGTCGAGAACCAGCAGGTCGACGCCAGCGAAGCCACGCATACCCGATTTCGTGCGCGTCTTGAATTCGATTCGCGCGCCATTCTGCAGCGTGATCGACTCTTCTCCGTGCGAATACCTGTAGCCCGTAATGCGCCCAGATCCAGCGCGTTTCACCTGCGCGTGCAGGTCGTCGCAGTCTCTGATGACAGACTCCAGGCGCTGGAAATGTTCAGCTGACGTCTTGAATTCGTGCGCCGTGTGAATGACCAGGCGTTCGCCCAGGCAAAAGATCCCGAACAGCTCGCGCGCGATCAGAATTTCGCCCTTGCCATTCTGGCGCGGCATATTGACTCCGACCTCGCGCGTCTGCCAGCGGTCGTCGTCGCGCAGCCCCAGCGCGCCAGCCAATACCAGTTCCTGTTCAGGATCTAGCGTCATGCCGCAGCGACGGGCGAAGGCGACCGCCTCGTCACCCAGCGTGCGCTGCGGCGTCGGCACCCAGTGAACACGCGGTCTGACGAGATCGATCACCATCGGCGCGACGCCTTGCGGCGTTTCGTCGTCGACCGATTCCCGCCAGCCGAACAGTCAGCGGCGCGCGCGTGGGAGGGCCCTAGATACCCTCGCCGGTCGTCTTTGTGGTCGAGGTCCCACTGTTGCCCAGGCTGAATCGTCTGGCCACAGCGCGCGCAGCTGGCCAATCCTCCCGCCACGATTGGCAACAGAAGACGGCGAAGTTTCCTGTGTGCCTGCCCATAGCCACGATGCGCGCGGCTGCGGCGCGATCCTGCGCGACTGTTCGCTAGGGAGAGAAAAACAGG